CTTTAAGAGCTCTTTCTTCATCTCTATCGCCATTCCACTCTTCCGTGACACCTGTCTCCATGTCTACGAGAAATTTCTGCTCTTTGTTTATGCGCTTCCAATATTGATCATAAGTGCATAAGTTTTTGGCAATGTAGGTAGAGTTGTATTGTCTATAGATGCCTAGATATTGATACTTGTTGTCTCTAATGCCTGTAGGTAGATTATCTATGACGCTTGGATCTATCCAAGGCATTATAGACTTGATTTGTTCTTTGGATAGTAAGTCTCTAGTACTTGCCTGATCGCAGTCGCTCAGATCTCTTTTAGTGAAATAAGGATCTAACATCAATGCATTGAAAGGCTTCCAATACATCTTAATATCGCCATTAACCTTATCTCTGGAATAATCCATATATAAGCCAATGATCGCTAGCCCGGTCTTTAAGCTATGTTCAAACGCTTCTGAAACGATGTAATCTGCATTGGCTTTATCGTAGACGTAATACATAACATCTGAGAATTGATCGGCTGTTTTGACATCCGAACCCTCTACAGGAGTGCAAACGGTAGCGGTCCTATTCTCTCTTTCGTAACCGGAATATAGATTTACAACTCTGCGTATTTTATTGAGTTCCAAAACCATTCGATTTTGCTTAAGGAGCTTTGACTTCTCTAGATTAGTCCAATTATCCCCGGCATAGGCTCTCAAGTCACGATATGCTGCGCTATAAAAAACTCCCCAAGTTCTATAAGCATCGTAAAAAAAACTTGAAAACTGTGCAACTTTGTCATTTCCCCCTAGTCCGATATAAGTACTCATGCATTTCTCCTTGACAAACCATCTACAGCATAAGTACGATAATATTCATAAACCGAGTATGTTTTATGTTTAAAGTTTTTGCAGGAAGAAAGTTTAACGTTGATGAATCTGGCTATTTGCATATGAAGGGAATTCGTCTGCATAGAATTGTTTGGGAAATCCATAATGGCCCAATTCCTAAGGGATTTGATATTCACCATAAAGATGGAGACAAACTTAATAACGCTATTAACAATCTTGGATGTTTGAGTCACTCTGAACATCTTTCCATTCATATGAAAGAAAACTCCGAAAAGGTTCACGCTTGGCATAAATCTCCTGAAGGAAGAAAATATCTTGGAGAAAAAGCATCTAAATTAATGGCCGAGCGTCCATTCAAAACCTTTACTTGCCCCCAATGCAAAAAAAACTTCCTATCACAAAATGTGCATCGAGTAAAATATTGCGGTATTAACTGCCAACAAGCTGCTAGACGCTTAAGAGGAGATGATTCTATTGAAAGAAGTTGTGTCATCTGTTTAAAATCCTTTATTATCAATAAATATCAAAAAACCCTCACTTGTGGCTATAAATGTGGATCTCTCTATCGCACTCGTCTTGCTAAAGGAAAGAGAAAGTCTAAAAAATAACTTGACACTCAAGATAAATTTTTTTAGATCCATTCTTTTCTCATTCTATTCCACTCTTCTGCCGTCATTCCGGCTCCTGAGCCGGTACGCTGCACTGCTTCTGAAGCGTAAATCAAAGCCTTAGATCCGTGAGAAGCCCAGTCGTGGTAGCTTTTTTCTCTATAGCATCCAAGCTTCTCATTCCACTCTTTCCTAAAGCTCTCGAGGGCCTTGATGCCTTTGTCGCATTTATTCGCATCGAAGAAGAATCTTGGTAGCATGCTTCTTAAGCACTCTATGCCAAACATTTCGTTAGTATCTCTTGGCAATATGTCTATCTTTAGTCCCATTGTTCTTGCTAGATCGGCAAATGACTTTCCTGATCCCTTCTCTCTCGATGCGGCATCATGAGGCAAAAAGTGCTTCTCGAAGATATACGGCTTATTCTTAAGCCATTTCACATAGTGCGCTAAGGCTTCGTCACTGTTCTCGTAGTAATCTATACAATGAACTTCTTTGCCTATGAGCTGGAAGATCCATATGGCACATGAATCGCCTATGCCTATATCCCAGGCACTATATGTCCTAGCGTTCTCATCGTAAGGTAAGTGACATATCCTATGTTCTTGCCTAGCGCTAGATATCATCTTAGCGAAGTAATAGCCTTCGTTAGCTGTCTCAAATGCTTCTTCGGGTGTAGAGGGGTATTCCCTCTTCATGTACTCACCTTGTGTCAGCATTTTCTTTACATACCAGGCTTTCTGCTCGGGAGTTAAAATAATATCTTTATTTTCTAAGCCCTCAAAATACTCTGACATGTCCTTACTTATCAATACATTTTTTGAATCTAAAACATAATCTGGATGTTGCCACCAAGCGAAGAACCAAAGCTTCCAATCTAGAGTACCTAAAGGAGTCTGAGAATCTTCCATTGCCTGGGCTGATTTGCATAGAGAGTAAAAGTGTCCATCTCTGCCTCTGGCTGTAGACTCAATGCACACAAACTGACCTGCTTGGACAGCATTAAGAGCTCCAGAGATAATTTCGTTAGCTTTCGTGGGGTTTTCCTGACAAACCTTCGCAAACTCTGTGATGTGTAAGAGCTGAAGGGTACCGCCTCGTAGAGAAGTAGCCACTCTAAATACTGAACCATTGGCAAAGCGCATCTCATGAACGTTATCCCTATACGCACAGCACATGTCTCTAACGAACTTAGGTAAATTGTCATAGGCGAATTTAACCTTATCCACAAAGATTTCTCGGGCAATGTCTTTATTGTCGGCAACTATTGCCGCATTGGTATTAGGCTGGAATAAGCAATAATCTAGAAATAATAACGCATGAAAGGTTGTAATCCCAAGCTGCCTAGCTTTTAAGACAATGTTCAGATTATGCGCCTTAAGCAAAGTCTTCTGGGCCCAGTTTGGAGAAAAATCTACGACATTTCCTTCTTTATCTTTGATTTTATATAGATTATTCATCCGCCATTCTTGATCTCTGAGGAGCGCGAAAGCGTGTTCTTGCGTTAATGTCATGCATTTCTTTTATCAAATAAAAAATTTACTTTACACAAATATTTACACTCGCAAAGAAACTTTTCTTGAAGAGGTATATATACTTTGATATATTGCTCCATGAAAAGGAGAAAATAATGAATCAATCTTACATGGAAATGAAACTTCATCTTGATGGTGAAGACCCTAAAATACTTCGTATCCCTACTCTATGGGATGCTATAGAGAATCAATGGATAGGCTTTATCCAAACGCCTAAGACCAAGAAGATACTCTCTGGAAAAGGGAAAACCTCTTTCGACTTGCAAAATGATTTTAATATAAACATGAGCTCCATCTTCAATGATCCTTTATATTTCGAAGAAGTGTACTCTATGTTTAAGCCTGAGAGCGAATGGAAGTAAAGATTCTCCCTTCAAAGCTTTATCATTATTCCAAAGAAGAAATCAAAGAACTTAGACAAGATTTCCATGAACCTCAAATAGATGCCTGGGGTTTCTGCATGAAGCCCTATGGCCTATGGGTAAGCGTTGAAGACTATGAAGATGATGTAAATTGGAAGCAATGGAGTCTTTCTGAAGAATTTAGACTAGAACATCTTAAATATAGATATTCTGTAAATATCGTAAAGAAGTCCAACATTTTGTTTCTTAACAGCTCAGAAGAATTAACTATATTTTCTCTAGAATATGAATCTCCACAGGTTAATCATAAATACGAATACTTGAAATACATATACTCCATAGACTGGGAGAGAGTGATGACAGAATATGATGGCATCATCATAGCGCCATATATATGGTCATGTAGATTAGACAACCCTGCTACTTCTTGGTATTACGGCTGGGACTGCGCTAGTGGCTGCATATGGAATATAGATGCTATAGAGATTAAGGAATGCCAGGAGGAGGAAAATGCGAAGGATTAACGCACAATATCTCTGGGCCATTTATGATAAATTGTCCACCTTGAATATACGTAGTAAAATTACGCCCATCAATAGGAACACCACTAGCATCATATAGCTGAAAAGTGTCGGCGGTTGCTTGCTGCACATAAAAAAGCCTATTATTAAGCTGTTCCATGCCAGTAGCATTAGAAACCGGAGTATATATAAACTTA